TTCTTGCAACTCCGATGAAATGTAATTTTTAAAGTCAGCATCTCCAATCGTCTTGAAAAAATTTACAACGTTACCAAAGAATACTATCTCCAAATCACTCACCTCACCATTGCTCGTATAGGCCGCTTTAAATTGAACATAACCTTCTATAATTGGTATAGTATCAACGGTAATTGATGCGTTGATTTTACGCTTGGGATTAAAGCCACTGAACTGAAAAGTATTCTCTTGAATAAATCCAAAAATACTTGCGTTGGTTGGTGTGAATGGAATCCGAAAAGTCCTCGAATAGTTACCACGTGGTGCAAGGTCTTGAATGTCATTGAATGACCAATTCAAAGAGATGTTTTCGTTCTCGTAAAGGTCAACCAATAGAGGTGTTTCATCACCTTGTGTGTATAAGATTAGTGCTGTTTGCATAGTTTAAATTTATGGACAAGTTCCTTGACCAACTGTAACGTAAATGTTTCCGCTGAATGAGCCACCGCCACTCCATTGAGGTACTTGCAATTTGAAATAATTGGTTGTCGTTCCCGTTCCCCAAATTCCACTTGCTATAATTGGAGTTCCAGCTGATAGCATTGAAAAGAAAGTCGTAGAACCTCCCCCCGTTGCAACATTTCCAAGTTGTATATAACCACTTTCTGCGTGTGGAAAAGGTATAGTAGTTGTATAATCAATTTGAACGTAGTATGCTTGACCTGGAACGATACTTATTCCCGTTCCATCAACGCTTACTTGAATCCATCTTCCACGTGTTGCATTGGTTACAATTATATTGCAAGCATCTCCAACATTTGGCCCAACATTCAACTGCGAGTTACCTCCCGTTTTCCCAAAAATTGTAAATAATTCGCAAGCATCAGGTGAAGGTATTGGAAATTCAGCAGGCAAATCATTGATTGTATCGTAATCATTAGCCAATTGAAGGCGCAAAGTTTGATTGTACTTTCTCGAATTGCGTTCACGCTTCATCAAATAATTTGTGTCCTCAACTACCACTGGCAAAATGTTGTAACCATCCACGTTATCATCTACCATCCATACCGATTTTGAATAAAACAAATCTTTCATTGCTTTATACTCGGATTCGGTTAACCAATCACTTGTTAAGTTAATGAACGTCTTTACGATTGGCTCACGCTCGGTTAATGCACGTGAATAATTTTTAGTATCAAAAGGAGTTTCAACACTTGCCGTGTTATAGTTGCCAAGATAACTTTTATATCTTTTCTTTTCGACATCAATAGACCTTTCATTTTTCTTAATGAATGAAAAGCTATCCCATCCTCCCATCTGATTCAACCAATACAAATGAACTGGATTGTGTTTGCAATCTTCGTCTATGTAAAATCCGTATTTCGCAGTTAACTCAACATCACTTTCATCAATTCCGACAACAGTCCAAAACAAAGTAGCATCAGCATCCTCTTGCGTTATGTAACTACCATCAACCAAATTTTTAAGACCTACGGGAATGTGAACTATTGCACCATCATCAAAAGTAATTGGTATCAAAAATGCTGCTACAGAATTATATTCACCATCAAATAAATTATATTTGATATGAGTTATAGTTCTATATGAATAATTATCATTTATGTAACTACCATTATCACCAATCCAACTCATTATCTTATAAGCAGAATCTTTTACTTCCTTTACGTTTGACCTTGATACACGTTGCCAATTGATAACCTCTTCTTGTAATGTCAAAGGGATATCAATACGAGTAGCAACCGTTTCTTTTCCAAATCCAAGTGTATTGTCGTAATATTGAGATAGTGCAATGGGAGGAGTTGACGCCGTACCCATTACCAAATAGTTGCTCTTGCCTTTGCCATACACGCACATTAATCCATACTCAACAGTTACCGATCTATCTTCAGTAAAGACACCCGCCACCTCATAACCTTCGTATAATTCAATTGTAAATCTATTGACCAAATTATTGTTGACCAATATTGGTTCAGTTATCTGCAATAAGACATCGTCACCGCCATCAATTGTAACTTCAGTTTTGATGAGTTGATTGAAAATAGTTTTAGCATTAAACACACCACTACCAACGGCATTAGGTGCAATGTAAAATTTATACGATTCAGTTGTATTTAAATCGTTTATCTCAACTATGTATTTAAATCCAGGATTACCGAACTCCGTTGATGTCATTGTAAATAAAACATCATTATTTGAGTAGCACATTCCTGTAAATTCAGTATTGCCTTGTGCGGTTAATCCTCTTATTGCCGTGTTATATGCCATATCTTATACCTTTATTGTGCCTGATAAATTCTCCTCAATTGCTATTGTTATTTCGCTCTTTAATACCTCAATGAATTTGTCATTAAAATCAACCAACGTTTCATTGACTGCGTCACGATAGTAAAAGAGTGGAGGAATACCCCTTCTTCTTATTGCCCTCATTATATTAAATGCCATTCCCTCCATTGCTGCCTCTTTTGCCTTTGGTGTTTTGAACTTTTTAAACGATCCATTTGGCTCACGTGGTTGAATGCGTTTAACTTTCATCCAGTTGTAAATGGCCGTCTGCATTGTACCCATACCTTTACCTCCACCGCCACCACTTCCCGACTTAAATGAGTAAGGAGAATTCACACTACTGCGAGTTCCGTTTACCCCTTGTTCTACAAAGTCACCGTAATCAGAAGCTTTACCTTTAGCAAAGAAATCAATGCGCTTGTATTTGTTATCATAACGAAATGCTAATGACTTGCGTAAGGTATCAGATGCCACCGCCCTTGTTTTTTTTCCGTTCACCGTGCGATATACCCCAAGGTTAAGCATTGCTTTTTCGACAACCTCTTGACCAAAGTCATTCATCAATTGTGTGATTGGGTTATTCGCCATCTGCAACTTCCTCTGTAATTATTATATAATTGCCATAAGCCTCAGCCTCTTGAATATCCAAGGTTTCAATATAGCCATTCTCCGTAATCATTCTATATTTTGTCAAAATCATATGCGAGGAGTTGTAAATGTTTGTTTGTAGCCAAAGTAATCAGCAAAGAAACTACGTGCAGTTGTGCCTATTGATTTAGCTATTTGAATTTTTGGAGTTATCAATTGACTTATTCCCGTTGGTATGTTAGTGCTATGCGTTGCGACCAATACATTGTCAATGTAAAATTGAACTGATGTAGACGCTGCGTTAATTTCAATGGTGAACTTTTGCCACGCCGTTGTTGTAGCTGCCACACTTGTAGTGGTCAATGTACGCACCGAACTAACCGAGGTTATGCATTGCCAATTGGGTGAAGGTGAAGTTCCATTTTGAATACCACCTTCATCATATGTAAAAAAGATACCCGTTGCATCAGATGCATTGATAACTGATGTGCCTATTCCAAGAACAATGCGATACCTCTCAAGTGACGTGCTTAAGGTTGGGATTAGAATTGATGTTGTGAAGCTAAATGCACCACCGCCCAACGCTAAAAAGTTATTACCGCTTGTTGTGCTAAATATACCTGCCACTCCACTTGCATTCGTACCCGTTGCAGGTTGGATAAATCCTTGTTGATTTGTGGCACGAACTGAAGGCAATGCGCTTATTAATGCCGTGGCACCTGCACCTGATGTAAAGACCGTGTAAGATGGATCAATAGCGTTATTGGTTGCAGCTGGTGAAATGAAATCGCTGAACCCTTCAATGCCAAATCTTGCACGATCGTAATTGAAAACTAATTCAGTTCCAGAACCTACAATTGAATTACCATTAAATGTTTTGAGTTGTTTGTTTTCCCAAAGTCCATTAGATGAATTGTAGAACAACCCATCGTTATTTGCAACCGATGTGATTTTAACATCGTGTATCTCATCTAATTCATAACCATTTTGAACTCGCACGTACATACGACCTGCGCTGCCATTACTCGCCGTTGTGACAAATCCAAGATATACAAGATGATCAGGCGCTGAAGGTTTTGTTTTAGTCACGGTTCCTGGCGTTCCTCCAAGATAAACTGCATCACCATCAGACCAAGTTGAAGTTGGGAAAATGTTTAACCCATCTAATTGCCCATTGACAATTATAAGTCCTTTTTGATTGTTGGCAATTGATGCACTCAATACAAAACCAACTGTCTGCGCTGAAGTAGCATCAGTTGCGTTAGATGCAAGCTTTACCGTTAAGCGGTCACCTTGCCCGCCAAATGCGTAGACTGGTTGCCCTTTGGTTATTGTTGATCCGTTGACATTGGTCACATAAGCAAGCAATGTGTTTGGTGCAGTTCCAATAACTTGGAATCCGTTAAGCGTTGTGTTATAAATACAAAACATTTCAGCACCACTTACAATGTCACCCCCAATCAACGCACCATCGTTATTGCGATACAAAGTTTTTGCACCAAGTGAATTGATATTTAAAGTTGCACCCGTTGTATTGCCATTAATAAAACGAATAAGGAACGCATCTTGGTCACTCAATGAAGTGATACCGCTTATTGTTGCGGTGTATGTATCAGTTCCCGAAGTTGTCCCCTTTGGAATGCCACTACCACCACCTCCTCCAGGGATTGTTTTCCAAGTATTGTCAGCCGCCAAGTAATCGGTAGAGGCTGCAGGATCATTGGTTGTGTATTGTAGTTTTTTCATCAATCTCCGATATATGGAATAACACAAGCGTTCCACTCGTAATCAACAGTTATATCAATTGACAATTGCACTCCAGTTAACACGTGTGAGAATTCTTCAATGAATGGCTGCGCTGAAATTGGTTTGCCTAACACTACTGACTCATCGAAGATTGTTCCATTTTCCAACATATTAACGAAGTCACCCGCCAACTGGATACACTCACTCATTGATTGCCTTTGATATTCAGTCTTTTCTTCCTTGTCACGTGGAAGGTCTGAGAAATAAACGTCAAAAGAATAGGTCAATGAACCTGCATCAAATGAGAATGATGTTGGTGTGACGTGCATCCAAGGCCATTCACCTTCTTTTTCTAAATCTGCCTGAGATATTTGGCCGTGTGTGAAACGTCTTATCAATGCGTGACTATTCGCAAATTGCTCGAATTTACCAATTACAACATTATAAGTATAAAGTGAAGATGCGCTCATATAGTTAAGTAGCTTTAATGGTTGTTTTTAGATAGTAATTGTTTCTGAAAATTAAAATAGTCTATCCGGTAAGATAGATGCGCAAAAATGGTAGAAGCTTGTGTGTTAGTGATGGCATCAAATTTAGTGATATCCCTATCCGCTAATTCTTCGATGACGTGGAACCATCCGTATTTTGATGAGAGTTCGCTTGTTGCAA